GTCCAACAGCGGCAGGATCTCGTCGCGCCATTGCTGGAAACCGGCGCGCTGAATCTTGTACGGGTCGTGGGACTGGCGCACCACGTAGCCAGGCAACTTGCGGATGAAAGCGCCCGCGCGGTTCGCGTCGATGCGTGCGGCTTCCTGGTACTTCTGCATGATCTTGGCGATCGACACGGCCTCCTTGCTCAGGCCGTCCAGCGGACGATCCATGCCGATACGCCAGAGCGCGTCGGCGATATCCTGGTCGAGATCGCCGCGGGTCAGGAAAGGCAGCAGCCCCTCCTTTTCGATGTCGTTGAGGAAACCGGCGATATAGGCTTGGCTGAGCTGTTTCTGCTCGGCCGCGACCGACCGGCGCGCGCCTGCCCGAGCAACGTTGGTGCCGACAAGAAAAGACTCGAGCCCGAGGTCTGGCCGATCTGACCAGGTGCTACGGATGTAGCCGACCAGTTCAGCGCGACGGCGGGCATTCAACAGCGCATTGCGCTTCTCGATAACGGCAGCCAGTTTGACCTGGTTGCCCATCTCATCGGCGGCCTTCATGGCGGCTTCTTCAAGGCCTAGCATGCCATCGGTGGCCTGCAGCTGCTTGATGCGCGTCTGAAGATCGCCAACCAGCTCGGTCAGTTCCTCCAGGCTCAGCTCGCGGCCAGCCGATTTGGCGGCGGCCTGGATAGTGTCGATGCAGTCTTGAGCAGCCATTACGTCCTCAACTGACAAAGCGCCGCGGCGCGATAAGCGGCGGCAAAGGTTTCGGCATCTGCGACCAGAGCGTCAGCCTCCCGAACGAAAGGAGCCACGTCGACGCCGGCCTGGGAGGCCATTTCCTGCGTCAAGGCAAGCTCATCGGCAAGCATTCGCTCGGCGCCTTCAAGATCGGTACCGTCCAGCGCGTCGGCCGTTTCGTCGGCCATGTAGGCAGCAGCTTCGCCTTCAGGGTCAGAAACCGTTTTGACTGGCTCCTTGATACGCTCAAGAGCTGCTTTGCGCTTCGCAGGGTCGGCAAGGTGGAAGAGCGGCTCAACGTCAATCGGGCGCCCCGTAACGGCCTGCGCCACTGCAGTGCGTAGTGCGCTCTCACGCACCTGCCATGGAGCCGCCTCAGCCATCGCCCTGGCCGTCTGGCGCAAGTCAAAGCCCCCAGCAATCTGACCTGCCTGCTCTGCTATCTTGGCCTGGTAGCGCTCGGGGATCTCTCCACGACGCAGGCGTGATAGCTCGGCGCGTGCCTGCTCTGCTCGAGCGTTTCCAGAAAGAGCTGTTTCGACCTCTTGCTGACGCTCAGTGAGGCGCTGTCGCTCCTCGGTGATTGCGTCACGCGCCGCACGCTCTGCCTGTTTGCGCGTAAGGCCCTGTCGCTGGAAATCCTTGGCTCGCACGCTGTAAGACTCATCCAGCGACGCCAGGCTTTTCTCGATGGCACTGCGCTCGGTTTTGAGATCTCCCACGTTAGGCAGGCGGCCGGCAGCTACTGCTTCAAGCTCCGCGCGAATCTGCGGAACCAGATCGTCACGCGCTTGAATAGCGGAGGCTTCGGCAATCCGCACACGGTCAGCCTCGATGCCCCTGGCCAGCGAGTCACTCAGGCGAAGCATGGGATCATCGTCGCCGCGCCGTAGTGCGATCTCTGGCGTCGTCGCCCTGACCTCGGCGCCTTGCGGAGCTTCTGCCAGTGACTCGACCCTGACTTGCTCGAGCAGATTGCCACGCCGAAGATCGCTGACCAGGCCGCCGGCCGCGTGCAGGCCTCCACCCAGAACCGAGCCAAATGCCACGTTGAGCAGGCTGTTGGTCAGGTCGTAATCGGCCTGATCACGGGCTGATGCATAGAGAACAAGCGGCTCTACCAGCGCAGCACCAACCGCACCTTCAACTGCGCCAACCTGGGCGCGCACGGCAGCCCTTGCCATGGCAGACTGCCCGGCCCTGGCAAGCAGAGAGGCATAGCGCGCCTCACCAACAACCGGCACAAACGCGGACGCCACGTTGATCGGATCCAGCGCAGACGCCGCGAAACCGGCAAGCAGCTGAACCGGCACAGTGGACGCGGGAGCGTTGTCAAGGATGAATTTCCGCTTGACCTCCTCCCGCTTTCGCTCGATCAGGATGTCCAGCGCACCGGCTCGGATGCCGGAGTCCTCGACAGTCAGATCAAGGCCTTCCTCCTTGATGCGAGCGCGGGCCTGCTCAGCGGTCAGCAGCGGGGTTTCTGGCTCCGCGCGGCGCTCAGGGACGCCATAGGCCGGATAGGCCTGCATCTCCACCCTGCCCTGCTCTGCACGATTCAGCTCACCGATGCGCATGGTCGCAGTAATTGGGTTTTCGAAGATCTGCTGATCCCACGCCGCTTCTGCCGCGTCGAACTGCCCAGTGACAACGTCATCGAGCAGGTTTCGGTCGCGGCGGATGATCAGCCCATCGGTGAATAGCGTCATTATCTACCCCATGTCCCAGACGGCGCGTTGGCATTGTTCATCTGCTTGCGGCCTTCGTTGAATCGCTGCCACGCACTAGGATCCTCGGCCGCTTTCGAAGTAAGCTCGTCAAAGCTGCGCGTGACCGGCTGGCCTTGTTTGTCAAGCACCGCCTCGCCGCCGTAGTACAGCGCCACGCCGCTTTCATCGGGCAGGGTGACCCAGTACCCGTCTTTCTCGATAGCGGCCTTCACGCGGCCAGCAGCGAAGTCCTCCGGCACACCATCTGGCGTGCGGAAGTTCAGCGTCATCGGGTCCAGCGATTCGATGGCGCGTTCAGTGCCGGCCTCGATCAGGTCGGCGTCGTAGGACTTCGGCACGCGGTACGTGCCAAGCAGCGTGTACTTGTCATCGATGAGCGCTTTCTTCGCCAGTTCGACCGCGTCCCGCGCGCCCTTGCCCTGCCCCATGTAGGCATAGGCCAGGCGTTCGGCTTCGTTGTAGAGCGTAGAGAACGTGCGCTCGCCGCCAACTTGACCGGCCAGGGTGTTGCGGAACTCAGCCATGCCTTCGTTCAGCGCAAGCTTGGCGTCGCGCGTTTCCGTACTGTCGAGACCTTTCTTAAGTTCTTCAGTCTTCAACGAAGCAATCCGGGCCAGCGTGGCACTGGTTTGCGGATCGACGCCGGAGCCAATCACCAGCGCGGCCCCTGGCAGCTTGTCTTGCAGTTGCTTATAGACCGTGGGCCAGTGTTTGCCCCACTGCTGCTGCAGCTGCTCAACGAGCTTTGCCGCGTTGCTCCCGCCGTCTTCGGTACTTTCGAAAGCGGCGGCAATGCCGGCGGCCTGTTTCTCGCTCAACAGCTTGGGTTGCGACGCGCCAAGGCGTTGCTGCTCGGCAAGCATGGCCGTTGCGTACGCTTCGACGGCCGCGGGATCGCCTGCTGCTGCGTCCTCGGCCGCCTTGCGTAGCAGGGGGCTGCGACTGGCAACATAGGTCGCAGGATCGCGCTGCAGCTCTTCGCCAAGGCGCGACGCTGTGTTGACCAACTGGCCGAACAGCTTGGAGTCGACCGCAAAACCTTCCTTGGCGACGCCATCGCGGGCCGGCTGGAACTGCTCGATCAGCTTGGCGCGCTCTTCTGGAGAAGCCATTGCCACCTGGCGAATAGCACTTCCGATCTGCTGAGTCTTCTCGAACTGCGCGTAGCGGTCTGCACCTTCTTGTGCACCATACGACGCGATGAAGTCCGACTTGCTCGGCGGGTTGTCGAACTCGTAGCCGGACAGGTAAGCCGATTGTGCATCAGACACGCGACTCGACAGCTCCGCCCGGGCGATCGCCTGAATCTGCCTGGCCTCGATTTCGCGGCGCTTGATCTCGCGGTCGATCAGATTCGATACACGCACCTGGTCGTCGGCAGTCATCTGCCCTTGCGCAGTCTCAAAATACTGCTTCGCGCGCCCCGGATCCTCGTTGACCATGCGAGAGATAACGGCCGTCGCCATGCCGCTGTTGGCCTGGAGCAAGTTGGCCTGCAGCATCTCCTCCGGGAGGCCTTTGCGCTCAGCCTGCGCCTTCAATACCTCATTGGCCGAGCGCTGGTAGTAGGCAATCTTCTCCGGGTTGTTGTAGTTCAGTGCAGCACCCTGCATGGCCGTCTCGAGCTGACCGCGGTCGACGTCATCGTAGTAGCGCTGACGCTCGCCGTATTCGTAGCGGTTCAGCTCGCGCGAGATGGACTCACGGCGCTGCGCAGCAACCTGGGTGAACAGGGCACGCTGCTCTTCTGATTTGAGACCGTCAGCGATCTTCGCCTGCGCTTCCTCGAATTGGGACAGCGTGTTGTTGGTCACGTCGAGCGCGTTCTTGCCCTTGCGGGTGTACACACCGCTTTCCGGGTTGAACAGCGTGTTGTGCTGCCAGTCGGTCAGCTGCTTGTCGGCCTCGAGCAGGGCTGCTCGATTGGCGTTCTCGCGCTCCTTTTCGACCCGGCGCAGCATGGCATTCTCTGCCTGCTCAAGGCCGCGGGTGAAGCCTGACGCATCCGGCGCCCGCATGCTGAACCCGTTGGAGTTCACCGGGCGCAAGCTGACCTGGCGCTGCGAGTAATCTGGGACTCGTGCCATCAGGCGCCTCCAGCTGCAAACATGGCGCCCTTCTCGGCGCCGCCCAGGATAGAACCGAACGCTTCCATCTTGCCTTGCCACTTCGCCAGCTTGCCTTGCTGCCGCTGATCCATCGCCTGCACCCGGTAGCCGTAGGCCTCGCGCGCGGCGTTGTTGATGATCGTAAGCGCGTCCAGCTCGCCCAGCGCTGCGGCGTCGTTCTGCACCTGTCCGGCCGAGCCAGTGTTCACGTCGATGTTGCCTGCCGCGAAACCTGTGCGCTGTGCACCGATGACCTGCTGCGTGGTTTTACGCTGCTCATCGGCTTCAATGCTGCCGCGCTTGATGGCATCCCTCGCGGCCTGGTTCGAGATTCCGGCATTTACCTTGGCCACTTCGTCCAGGTACTTGCCTTGCTCATAGCTCGCGTAAGCGTTGAACAGGTTACTCACGCACATGGTTGGCGCCTCATCCAAAAACAGTGAAACGGGAGGCCAAGCGGCCCGTATGGCTCAGGATCGCCGAAGGTGAAGCCGAGCCAGCGCAGCCAGCGAATGGCCGCCGCGTTGCGGACATCGACGTAGTTGACCAGCACCTCATGGCGCGTGAGCATTTCTGCTACCTCCGGCTTGCAGACCTGCAGGAACGCCTTCGGAAAACGCTCTACATGGCGCGTGCTGATCAGCCACGGAACCCCGGCCTCTGCCGAATGCCGAGAATCACCGAACACGGCCACCACGATGCCGCTCACGACGATTTTTGACGCCTTGCAATGGTTAGCCAGCGCATCGGCAAGAGCTTTGCGCATGGGCGTTTGCAGGGCTTCCTCTATCTCGTCTCGGTCGGCCTGGCGGATGTCCGGCAGGATCGCATCGATATCCGCCTCACACAGCGGCACAACTTCAGCCTTTACCACTGACAGTCACCTCGGGAATGACAGCAAGGACGGTGAGCGGGAGCGGATCGGCCTGCTGGATGTAGACGCGACCAGACTCATCCCACACAGAGCTGATCTTGAGTTCGCTCGGGCCTGTCAGCAGCGGAATCGGTGCGTTGTAGCGCTGGCGATATTCGGGTTTCTGCTCGTAAAGCTTGTCGCCCTTCTTGCGCCCGGCCATGAAACCGCGTGACTCCTCCACGTACACCGTGACGCTGGGGATGATCTTGCGCTTGTCGAGCAATGTCTCGTTGCCTGGCACGTCGATCTCGAGCGTCTCGATCTCCGCCACATACGGCAGGCCAACATGGACCACTGCGGCGGACGACTGCAGGGTAATCGATCCGCCGGTCACTACGCGCTGAGGATGCACGTCGCCGTCTACCAGAACGGAAACGGTCTTGCCCTCGAGGTGAGACAGGCCAGACACGGTCGTGGCCATCAGCGCCCAATCGCTAACCGCAACGTCTCGCAGCGACTCCGGGCATATCTCGAGCAGCTTGGCCGTCATCACAGTGGACGACGTGAAGCCCGTCAGCTCGATCCGCACAATTTCATCGCCGGCCCGTAGACGCAGGCGGCGACCGATAAGGCCTGCACTGAACGACGAATGCCCGACGGCCGTTACCGTGACTTCCTCTGGATACTTCCAGTCCGTTCCGCCGCTGAGTGTCAGTGTCTCGTTGGCGGCATGGTTTCGGCCGTCATAGGTCAGCCCGCAGTCGACAAAGAACGCGTCTTCGATATCCTCGATCTGGCGCGTCTCTAGTCGCTCGATATAGCGCTTGGTAGCGCCATTGATCGTGCGGTTGACCAGCAAATACAGAGCGTCCTCTCCGCCTTCTGCAATGCCGCACGCCGACTCTACAGCGCCGTCGGTGTGATGCTGATGCCAGGCCAGCAGCTGCTCCTCTGGCAGGAACGTCATTCCAAGCATCGCGCCATCATCACGCACCGCCCAGACGAGGCGGTCAGGCACCTGCTGGTACGCCCAGTCGACCAGCGTATGCCCGCGGAAGAAGTGCGGCGAGAACTTGGTCAGGTCGTCGCCGGAGAACCCGTCGCTTTCGAAGGTGTAGGCCAGCGAAGACACGGCATTGCCGCGTTGCTGCACGTAGATCGCGCTGTCGTTGATGACGATCGGTGGAATCTTGGAGATGCCGTTGTAGCTCTGGATGTCCGCCTTGACGTTCTTCGGTGTTATACCGGCGTCATCGCCTGCGATTACCCACTCACCGCCAGTTGTCAGCCCGAGCAGCTGCCGAAGCGGGAGCAGATGGCGGAAGCGATGAACCTGGCGCGCTGCTATGGTCAGGGTGATCGAGTCGTCGTCCTTGACCGGCGTCGCATAGCCGAAGTTCTTGAAGTTGCCCGTCTTGCTCATCCAGATGGTCTGTGGCTTCAGATTGCTTCCGGCGAAGCACAGGCGTTGCTGGTAGTAGCCGACGGCTCCTGGGTAGTTGCCATCGCCAACGAACGGGTTGTTTCCAGTCGGCGGCGTGTCTGTCTTGGTCGGCGAAATGTTGTTGTCGGTGAATGCAACGCTGTCCGCGCGGCCGATGAAGCCGTAAATGCCGGAACCGTTGTTGTCCTTGTAGACGTTGTAATAGTCGGCGCCAGTGACCGCAGACCAGCTAAGTACGGCACCGGGCTTGCTATCCCAGCTTGCCACGCTGGCCGCAGTTGACGGCAGACTTTCTTCGGGAACCTCGCTATCCGATACGGCAGTGATTACGTAGCGGAAGGTCGTCGTATCGCCAGAGCCTCCAGAGCGCGCGGCGGCAGAAAGGCCAGTCGGCGCATTGATGCTCGGCACAAAACTGATCGCCGCCAGCGTCCAGTTGTCATGATCCAGGCGCGACAGTTCGCGTGGCGCATGCGACGGGTGAACGATCGTCATCACGTCAGCCGACTGAGTGTAGTTCAGGTCGAACAGCTGGGACTCGGTGAACGGCGTAACGATCTCATACGGCACGCCAGGGCTCGACTCTACGATGCCGCCATCCTTGTAGACGCGCATGTAGAGGTCGCCGAACTCTAGGACATAGGTCTGCTCATCATTGAACTGGAACGGGATCAGGCGGGCCTTCCCGCTGCCCTTGGCCTCGTAGATGAATCGGGTTCCAGGGCGATTCTTGACGCCACCATAAGGCATCACAAAGAAATTCGAGCACAGGCGCAGGCCGGTCTGGTATCTGGCCAGATCGACGCGCGCGTAGAGTGACGGCGCCAGTTCGCCCGCAGCGAACGACGGCTGAATGATGCTGTTGCCCATCAGTTGCGCGCCTGTATGAACTCGGATTCTGGAACCGGGCCCTCCTCGCTCTCTTCAAAGGCGAGCGCCTGGGCCTGGCTAATGGTCATCTGGTAGTTCTGCATCGCAGACGAGTAGTTCTCTGGCCGAGCCTGTAGCCCCATGGCCAGTTCGGCAGCCAAGCGCCACGCCAGCGCATTGACGAACATCTGCGGAAAGTAGGTCGTATCCTCGACGCGCACCGTGTAGACCAGCTCGGCCTGCTCCTGATTGCTCAGAATGGCCCGGCCGCCGGCCACGTTCACGACCTTGAACGGCACGCGTTGCTCTGCAGTGGGCATCTCGAGCCCTGGCACGCTGATACGGCGCGCCTGCAGGCAGTTGACCGGGTAGCGGTAGCGAAACGCCCAGTTCTGCGGTGGCGAGCCGATATCAGCCAGCGCAACACGAGCCTCGGCAAAGGGCCAAGGGAACGCCTGCAGCACCTCGTCGCGGCACTGCTCGTAGTGGAGCGCGCACAGCTCGGCCGCCTTGCTCTGCTCGTCGATCGAGTCGATGAACTGGTTCTGCCCGATGCGGGTGAGCGCCATGTTGCAGATTTGAACGACACTGGCCATGCGATCTCCGGAAATGAGTAGGGGCCCGGAGGCCCCTTGGTGTTACGCGTCCGGAAGGTTGTCTTCCGGCTTTTCTTCAGGCTTGGCTGCCAGCTTTTGGCCGGGCTTTGCCTTCTCCTGCTTGGCTTCGGCCTTCACTTCTTCAAGGTGACTGCCGGGGCTGTCGATCTCGAGCGACACAACATCACCAGGCTCGCACAGACGCCCGTTGATGAAGGAGCGCTCAAGCACCTTGTAGTGCTTAGCCATTGGTCTGCACCCCAGCCACGATGCCTGCAGTGACCTTGCCAGCGGTCGGCACACCTACACCGTTGACGGTGTAGTTCAGGCGAATGTAGCGCTCGCACCCTTGCGGCAGGGTGATGATTGGCAGCTGATAGCCGGCCTTCAGGTCGGCCAGTAGGACGGTGACGGTTGCCAGTGTCTTGGGCGAGCCAAAGGCTGAATCGCCGTCGGTCTGGATGGCAATGCTCAGGCTGTCGAGAGCATTGAAGGTTTCGGTAACTTGAACGGCAAGCGGGACACTGCCGTCCTTGCCTACGTCCTTAGTGCTGCCCGTGTCGATTACGTCGGTGGAGGCGGCGGTCGCGGTGATGGCCTGATGATTGGACATCAGAAGTTTCGCGTCAAAAAGCATGATGTGTCTCCTTAAACCACGCGGGCTTCGGTGTTGAGCAGCGCATCGACGCGCTTGATCGGGATGCCCAGGAACTCGGGAATCTTCTTGCCGGCGTACTCACCGATGGTAAGGTTCACGTTCTTGGAGTTCATCGCCTGCAGGTGCAGGAAGGTCTGGATGGTGCGGTTGGCGTAGATGACCGTGCGGCCTTCTCCCTGCATCGGGTTTTCCAGCTGGTAGTACGCCTTGATCATGGCTTCGATGATCTTGGCGCCAGTGGCACCGTCAGCGGTCAGGGTGGATACATCGATGTTCGCGATGCGAGCGTTTGCGCGCCAATCGCGTACCGACATACCAACGTCCCACTTGAAGTGGTCACGGTAGGCCTGGAACTCGCCACCGTTCGAGTCCTTGACGGTGTCTTCGCCCAGGTTGCGATGCTGGAAGCCCGCCACACTGCCCTTCGGGTACAGCAGGTGGGTGGTCATCTCGCCCCAGGTCACGAACCAGATCGAGGTGTTGGTCGAGCCAGTGCCGCCTGCGTCGATGATGTTTGCGCCGGACTCGGCCGATTTGTCGTTGTAGCGCGGCGCCAGGCCAAGGAACGCTTCCGGCTCGGTGGCGGTGTTGCCGTAGAACATGTAACGCGCGGCTTTGTTGTTAAAGCCCTGCAGCTTGGCGATGTTCTCGGATACACGGAAGGCGTCGGCATTGCCGCTCAGGTCAGCCAGCGCCTTATCGACGAGGCCGTAGTCTTCCATCATGCCGGTGGTGTCAAGCACCGGGACAGTGGTGGACTTGGACGGCTGAACGCCCTTGTTGAACAGGCGCCAGGTCGGCTCAGGAATGCCCGAACGCATGGTGGTCTTGTGCTTGGAGCCGTCGTTGCACTCCTGGTACTCGGCATCCATCAGGATGTCGTTCTGCTTCGCCATCAGTTCTACGATTTTGGCGATCTTGCCGGTGCTGTCCGATCGGCTGAACTTGTCCAGCAGGGTCGGCATGTTGGAAGTCAAAATACCCATTGTGGGTCTCCTTTACTGATCTCGGTGT